TGTTACTATTGGTGCAGGAGAAACATGGACTATAGTATAAAAATGTATATAATAAACTTAAGTAAAAAATGGAGGGTCGTAAGTAAATAATGGCTGTAGTTATAAACGGAAATGGAGCAGTTACAGGTCTTACAGCCCTGCCAGATTCAGCAATGGCATCTGGTTCTGTGATTAATACTTCGTCAACAACAAAAACAGATACGGCTTCAGCGAGTGTTGCTCAAGGTGCGGTTTCTAGTGCATTAATATCTCTTTCATACGCAGCAGCAAGTTCCTCAAATAAATTAGTTATTGTTGCAAATATAAATTTAGGAAGTTCAAGTAATGCAAATATTTTTTCAACTTTATTAATAGGTGGTTCAGCAAGTGCTTATAGAGGTGACACTTCAGATAGTAGACAAAGAGTTTCTAATTCAAGTGCGGAAGCTGCTGCTGCTAATATTGCCTGTTTCACAGTAGTTTTTGAATTAAGTTCTCCTTCAACGAGTTCAACTGTTTATGGAATAGGAGCTAGTCATGCACAAGACGCAACTGAAACTATGTATATAAATAGAACCCATGGTAATGCTAATGCTAATTATGTAGGAAGAACTGCATCATCTTTAACTATTTTCGAGGTGGCAGCATGAGTTTAGACCATCAAGCCATAAGAAAAGCCTATCCATCTGTTGTATTTATAGATGACACAAACTCAAAAATTTTAGATGCTAGTGGTAATAGTGTTTCTGTTGAGCAATCTAATATTGATGCTGCACGAACCACATTAGATGCGGAAGCTGCTGCTGTTAAATATAAAACCGACAGGACAACTGATGGTTCTACAGTTTACGCTTCTTTTGGAGATCAACTTGATATGTTGTATAAGGATATAGTTGCGGGTAAACTAGATACAACTGGAACGTGGGCGACCCACATCAAAGCCGTTAAAGACGCAAATCCAAAACCATGAGTCAAATCAAACTAAAACATAGCGGTGGTAACGGTGTAATAATAGCTGCACCTAGTTCAAACCCTGCGTCAGACAGAACAATTACATTACCAAGTGATGCAGATGGAACACTTGCCAGAACACTTGATGTTGCATTTAAAAGCTATGCCATTATAGCTGATGTAAAAAGTGGTGGTAATGCTGGTGGTACTTTTTCAACAGGAGCTTGGAGGACAAGGGATCTTAATACTGAAATAGCAGATGATGATGGCATAGTTTCTATAAGTAGTAATCAATTTACTTTACAAGCTGGCACATACAAAATAAACGCATATGCCCCTGCTCATAGAGTAGACAGGCATCAAGCTGCTTTATATAACGTTACAGATGCTTCTTTTGTGCAAAAAGGTATTAATGCGTATGATGATGGAAGCGGGATAACTAATGCAAATGTAATTGCGAAATTTACTATTACAGGAGCAAAAGTTTTTGAAATACAGCACAGATGTCAAACTACAGAAAATGATGAAGGCTTTGGAATTAAAATACAAACTGGTAATTCAGCAGGTTTTGACACAACAGAGGTTTTTTGTGTTGTAGAAATTTTTAAGGAGGCGTAATTATGGCAATTAATTCAGATACAGACATAAATTTAGCTTTATTACAGCTTGGCAAAAATGCTAATCGTTATAGATTGAATCAAAATTGCACACCCCATGAAATTATTGAGTGGGATTCTGCAAATTCAGATTCACAGCCCACAGATGATGAATTAAATACAGCTTATACAGCATGGAAAACTGCTAATGAATACAAAATTAACAGAGCTAACGAGTACCCAAGTATCGTTGACCAGCTTGACGACATTTACCATAATGGAATAGATGCTTGGAAAGCCACAATCAAAACTACAAAAGACAAATACCCAAAGCCTAGTTAATTATGTCAGAACTTAAAGTCAACAGTATAAAAGGAACAGGAGCTAGTACAGCAGCTATCACGATTGATAGTTCTGCTGGAACGTGTACTGCAAATATTACAAATAACTTAAGCAATAGAAATATCATAATTAACGGAGCAGCACAGGTTAATCAAAGAGGAGATCTTACAGGTCAAACAAGTAGTGTTTATTTTGTTGATAGATTTAGGGTTGCTATGGGTAGTGCAGGTACTTGGTCGCTTTCTCAATCTACTGACACACCTGATGGATTTGGTAATTCCATGAAGTTAGATTGTACAACAGCAAAGAGTTCTCTTGATGCTGATAGTTTTATGATGATTCAACAAAAAATCGAAGGGCAAAATGCTCAAGCATTTGCAAAAGGTACATCTGCTGCAAAACAATTTGCGGTTTCATTTTATATAAAGTCAAATGTTTCTGGAACTTATACTGCTGAAGTACAAGATAATGACAACAACAGAATAGCTAGTAAAACATTTACAGTATCAGACGGAAATTGGAATCGTTACTCATTAGTCTTTCCTGCGGATACAACAGGTGCTTTTGATAATGATAATGCTCAATCAATGGATATAAAAATCTGGCTTGTTGGAGGTACTAATTATTCAAGTGGCACTGTTAATACATCTTCATGGGCTTCAAAAACAAATGTAAATAGAGTTTCAAGTTCAAATGTAAACTTAGCTAGTTCAACATCAAATGAATTGTATATCACAGGAGTTCAATTAGAAGTAGGCAGCGTGGTAACAGATTTTGAGCATAGGTCATTTGCACAGGAGCTTGCTTCATGTCAAAGGTATTATTTTAAATTAACGGCTGATGATAATGATTCTGTTTTTTTAGGTTATTCGACAAATGGGTCTAGTTTTTATGGAGAAGTACCTTTTCCAACATCAATGAGAACAATGCCGACATTTACTGGAAGTAGTACTGCTGCAAGGTATTTTTCTAGTAATACAAGTAATGATTTTACAATTTCTAATTTAGCAATACATGGGGCACATACTTCAGCAAATCCACATCACACCAGTATGTATGTAGCAATCAGTAGTGCAGATGGTGGAACTGCGGGTGTCTGCCAAGTCCAAAATGATGTAGGCACTTTTGAATTTTCTGCGGAGCTTTAATTATGGCAACACGTTACAAACTTTATGCAAATACAACTGATGACCAAGTTATAAATTCAATTAAAAGAATTTTAGATGATGGTACAGTTTCATCAATTCCAAAAAACGAAGCAAACGTTGACTACCAAGAGTACCTTAAATGGGTAGCTGAAGGAAATACTGCGGAAGCTGCTGACTAATTATGGCAATAATTCCAGGAAAAAAGAATTTTACTGTAGATAGGAGAGCAGACTTTCCTATTAAGTTAACATTTAAAGATTCAACTGGATCGGCAATAAATTTAACTGGATATACTGTGGCTGCACAAGTTTATGACGAATCACGCTCCACAAAATATGCGGATTGGACAGTAGCTTATACAGATAGAGCCAATGGAATTATTGATATTTCTCTTACAGATACACAAACAGCTACTTTTACTCCAAGTATTTTGTTTTATGACGTATTGTTAACAGAACCAAGTGGTAGCAAAAACTATTATTTAGAGGGTAAACTATTTATAAGTGAGGGTTACACAGCATGAGCAATCCAAATCAAGTTGTAGTTAGTCAGGTTTCTGAGGTAACTACAGTTGAAATCACAACGCAAGGCCCACAAGGTCCTGCTGCTGCTGGTGTTACTTTTGATGTAACTGGGAAAGTAGATGATGCCATCTTTTATTACCATGCTGCATCTGATACATTTAAAGCAGATTCAACCACTACTAAACTTACACTCGTTGACGGAGGAAACTTCTAAAAATGGCTAATACAGTACGCATTAAGAGATCCACAGGATCTTCAGCACCAACAAGCCTTGCAAATGCTGAGTTAGCTTTTGCAGAAGGCAACAAAAAATTATTCATCGGTATTGGAACAGGAGGAGCAGGGGGAACTGCTACAACTATTGAAGCCATTGGTGGAACGGGTAGTTTTTTCGACAAAGATACAGTACAAAATGCAAATAAAGTTATAGCTGGTCCAACAACAGGAAGTGATGCTGCTCCAACATTTAGAGCTCTAGTAGCTGCTGACATTCCCTCGTTAGCTCATACAAAAATAAGTGATTTTGATACAGGTGTACAGGCGAATAGATTAGATCAGATGGCTGCACCAACAGGTTCAGTTTCATTAAATAGTCAGACAATAACTAACTTAGCTGACCCCGTAAATAGCTCTGATGCAGCGACTAAATCGTTTGTTGAGGCTACTTCTCAGGGATTAGATGTTAAAGATTCTTGTGTGGCAGCTACCACAGCAAACATAACAATATCTACTGCTCTTAATAATGGAGATACGCTAGATGGTGTAACTCTTTCCACTGATGATCGTGTTCTCGTTAAAGATCAGTCAACAGCCTCAGAAAATGGTATTTACATAGTTGGGTCAAGTCCAGCAAGAGCTAGTGATTTAGCTGCTGGTGCTGACGCTGCTGGATTCTTTACTTTCGTTGAGCAAGGAACTGTTAATGCCGACAATGGATTCGTTTGTACATCTAACAAGGGATCTGCTGTGGTCGGTACTAACAGCCTTACTATTGCTCAATTTTCTGGTGCTGGTCAGGTAACAGCAGGAGATGGTTTAGATAAATCAGGTAATACACTTTCTGTTGATTTGAAAGCTAATGGTGGACTTGTTATTGAATCTACTGAAATTGCTGTTGATCTTGCTGCTAGTTCCATAACAGGAACACTTGCCATTGGCGATGGTGGAACGGGTGCTACAAGTGCAAGTGCAGCTAGAACAGCATTAGGATTAGCGATTGGAACGAATGTCCAAGCCTATGATGCAGATTTAGATGCTTTATCGGGTTGTCAATCTGGTGCAGCAGCAGCTTTAGCAGCTTTAACTTCAACTGAGGTAGCGATTCTAGATGGAGCGACAGTAAGCACTGCTGAGTTAAATATTATAGACGGAGATACTTCCGCTACTTCTACGACTCTTGCAGCAGCAGATCGTCTAGTAACTAACGATGCAGGAACTATGAAACAAGTTGCGTTGTCTGACCTAGTTACATTTTTAGAAGATGAAAGTGCATCTAGCTTCAACATAGACGGTGGTTCATACTAGAGCTAGGAGGTAAAAGCTCATGGCTAATACAATCAAATTCAAAAGAGGTTCTGGTAGCGATCCAGGTTCATCTGATCTTTCAGTTGGCGAAATAGCGATAAGAACTGATACAGCTAAAATATTTACCAAAAATGATGGTGGATCTGTTGTTGAAATAAGTGGTGGAGTAGAAGATGGAGATATAACTACATCTAAGATTGCTGACGATGCTGTAACTTTTGCCAAAATTCAAAACGTATCAGCAACAGACAGACTTTTAGGAAGAGATAGTAGTGGTGCAGGAATTATTGAAGAAATAGCTCCAAGTGCAGTAAGGACAATGCTTGGTCTTGTAGCTTCAGCTACCACAGACACTACAAATGCTTCTAATATTTCCTCTGGAACGCTTGCAGCAGCTAGAGTAGCGACTCTCAACCAAGATACTACAGGAAACGCTGCTACAGCTACAGCTTTAGAAACAGCAAGAACTATTGCAGGAGTTTCATTTGATGGAACGGGTAATATTTCTTTGAACAATAATGCGATTACTAATGGTGCTGGTTATATTACTGATCTTGTAAGTGACACTACACCGCAGCTTGGTGGTAATTTAGATACTAATAGTTTTGAAATATCATTAGATGATGACCATGCTGTTAAGTTTGGTGATAGTGGTGATTTAGAAATATATCATCTTTCAAGCAGTTCAATAAATGTAATACGAGGAACTTTACCATTAACAATACAAACTGACGACACTTCAACTGGCATTAAATTATCCAGTTACAGTGGTGGTGAAACTTTTGCTCAGTTTAAGAAAAATGGGTCAGTTGATTTGTACCATGACAACTCTTTAAGATTTTCTACGAGTGCTGTTGGAGCAGAGGTTCATGGCGATTTGCAGATAGATGATAACAACAAAATAAAGTTTGGTGATGGTGGAGATTTAGAAATTTTTCACGATACTTCGGACAGTATTATTAATGATGCTGGTACTGGCTCATTAAAATTACAACTTGGCGGTGCAACAAAAGCTGAAGTTGTTTCTGGTGGTTTTACAGTTACAGGAACTTGCACAGCCACATCATTTGCTGGTGATGGTTCATCTTTAACTGGAATATCGGCTGGAGCTACAGGTGGTGGTTCTGATGAAGTATTCTTCGAAAATGACCAAACTGTAACTACGAACTATACTATTACTGATGGCAAAAATGCTATGGCTGCTGGTCCTATAACAATCAACAGTGGTGTTACTGTTACTGTTGGATCTGGCGAAAATCTTATTATTGTTTGATTATGAAAAGTATTATTGAAAAACAGTTACTTCAATGGAAAGAAGAACTAGCAAAACACGTTCAAACTAGAAATCAAGCACAAAAAGTTTTAGAAGAAGAAACAAAAACTATTTTATTGATTGAGGGCGGGATACAGGCGAAGGAGATGTTGTTGAAGAAGATCGAGCAAGAATCCCTGCCAACAGGTACAGTGGAGCTAACCCAAGAATCAAAGCCAAAGTCATCAAAGTAATTGGCATACAAGCTTTTAGGAGGGCTTCTTTAATCATGTTTCAAAAAATTGCTAACGTATTGAGTATTATCTCATTTGTAATGGTAGCTTCTATGAGTGGTGGAGCATACCTTGGTTACAAGTATGTAACTTCAGAACAATTCAAATCAAAAGTAATGAATGAAGTTCTTGGAAATGTACAAGGTATGATGCCAAAAATATTAGATAATGGTTTACCTAAAATGACAGGTCCATCTATGCCAATTATCAAATGAACTGTTACTGGTGTGATACAGAGCTAATCATAGGTGGTGATATTGATATTGAAGAGGATATGAATGGTTATCCTGAGTTTTCAGTAATGACTAATTTGTCCTGTCCAAAATGCTTTTCGGAAGTAGAAGTATTGAAAAAACGAGATGCCTTCGATTGATATACCTGATATAAATATTCCTGATATTTATGTTCCAAATG